TCCGGGAAAAGCAAAATACCGGCGCCGAGCGCCAATCGTTCCAGAATGGTCTTGAGGCCGGCTGCCCCACCACCATCCCGATCCAAGGGCACTGAATTGATCTGACGTAAAATCCATGCGATGGCCGGGACTTTAAAGAGAGATTTGCGTCCGAGATAATGGATATCCCGCTTCAGGCAGCACCCCACCAGGGGCGGATCCAGAAAGCTGGCGTGGTTGCTGGCGATGATAACCGCTCCCTTCATGGGAACGCGTTCCGGATGGAACACCTTCCATCGGAAATAAGTGGAAAAAGCGATCCGGTATGCAGACCAGCAGAAAAAATAGATCGGTTTCAATGGATCTTTGGCATTCTGCTTTGAATCTCGTCCAAGAGGAGTTTGCTGGTCTCCTGTGGGGTCATGCCGGAGTTGTTGATCACCTTGGCTCCCAAGGCCACCATGAGCGGGGCTGCGGATCGCTGGCTGTCGCGTTGATCTCTGGCAGCCAGATTTTCATTGACCCCCTCGGCGGCACGGCGCTTGGAACGTTCATCCAGCGAGGCATCCAGGAAAAACTTGTAATCGGTCTCGGGAAAAACATTCGTCCCAATATCGCGCCCCTCCATCACGAGATTCCCAAACTGGGAACATTCCCGCTGTTTCTTCTTCATCCAATCGCGCACTTTGGGCACTGAAGCGACGAGCGCAACGGCCGCGGTTGTTTCGTTGGTGCGTATTTCTTTTTCCGGGAAATAGTCGTCCACCAACAGGCGCACTTGCTGGTTCACGCATACCAGACTCGTCTTCCATTTGCGACAAGCGGTTCCAACCGCCTTTTCGTCATTCAAGTTGACCTTTTGCTTCAGGCAATACCAGGCCAGAGTGCGATACATCGCACCAGTATCCACGTAAACATAACCCAAGGCCTGGGCCACTAGTTTGGCGTTGGTGCTCTTGCCACTGGCGCTGGTGCCATCAATGGCAATCACTGTCGGATGTGTTGTCGAAACCATGTGTGACAAATCTTTCCAAAAAACGTTCTAACCCGCAAACAAATCCATTCCATCGAGAGGCTTCCCGGTGGCCACATCCAAAATAACCGCACCCAACCCCAAGGGGGGAGCCTTGGCCAGTTTTTGGAAAAATGTGGGGAAAGTCTTCTTGACGCACGCGGGATTTCGGATTCGCATTCCCGGAATCAACAAGCCCAGCATCGAAAAACACATCGCCATTCGATGGTCATTATAGGTTTCAATGGTGGCACCCCGTAATTGTGACGGGGAGATAACAAGAAAATCATCCACTTCCATCACAGCCGCGCCACATTTTGCGAGTTCCATTCTCAGCGCTTGAACCCGCTCGCATTCCTGCACGCGCAGTCGACCCAGGTCTTGAAATATAATGCAGGAAAAATCCTTTTCCCCTTCAAACCCGGGAATGTCACCCTCTTTCAAGGGCTCCATGCTCATCCAGGAGGATTCATTATGTGCAGCCAGGACAATGGCGGTCATGATGCTGTCACCCAGATCTTTCAAACGTGACACCCGGAAGGGCAAGGGCAGAAACTTTGGAAAGGCGGAGTCAATCTGCCAGTCCGAAACCGGCCAGTTGGCGACCTCTAGATTGGAATACGATACGACTTGCGGTTCACCGGATGCTTCAGATTGTGAATTCAAAGCAGCCTCGTGATGAGCCAGCATCCAGCCGAGCGCAATAAAATAGCTTCCGCTGGAGGAATCCGGTTCAATGGCTAATGTACCGCCATTTCGAGGGAAGACCTCCATCAAACGGGAAGTCATCAATACATAAGGAGATTCATCCGCATTTTCGCCCACCACCTTCACCGTCCAACGGCCAACACCGGAACACAACAAGAGCGCAGAGGCAAATTGAGAACTCGATTGAATGCTCACAGCACATTCCGCCTCACGGGGACCGGATCCTCGGATCACCACGGGTAATTTGTTGGTGGCGGATTCCACGTCATAACCCAATTGGCGAAGTGCCAGAAACAAATCCTCCTGCGGGCGAGCATGCATCCGGGGGATTCCATGGAGACAATAAAATCCATCTCCTAGACAAACCAACGCTGCCAAAAATCTCGCCGCGGTTCCGGCATTTCCCACAAAAAGATTCAACGGCTGCTCACGTGTTCCCGCCTTGGGGATATTTCCGCCAAGCCCATGCACCGAAATGATACGGTTGGATTCTTCTCCAGGATCTGGTTGAACAGAAACCTCAAAACCCAATTCTCGAAGGCACTCCACCATCACCTGGGTATCCTCACTCCACAAGGCACCGGTCAAAACCGTTTCACCATTCGCCAGCGCCGCAAGCACAAGAGCCCGGTTGGTGATGCTTTTGGAACCGGGTATCGAGACACGGGCGACGACAGGCCCTTTCGTTGGAACTATTTCAATTAATTCTGGTAAAGGCATGTTTTAAATTTTAACGGCCCAGGGCCTGCTTACTTTTGCTCAATCCATTGAGTTTCCATTCCCGCACCATTTGTCGCGACGATTCCGCGCGTTTTCAAAAAATTCCTCAACCGCCTTGACATCATTCTTCTCAAGAGCCAGCGAGAATTCCTGCAAATCCTCTATGAAAACACCCAGCACACGTTGAAGATTCTTACGGTTCGCCACCACGATGTCACGCCACATTTCCGGCGAACCCGAGGCGATGCGTGTGGTGTCGCGAAATCCGGAGGCACAAACAATTTCCTGCTCCTTCGGGTGAGCGGGGCTGAGGACATAATTGGCCAGCTCAGCGGCGACCACATGCGGAAGGTGACTGGAGCGGCTCACCAAATCGTCGTGCAACTGGGGGGTCATGCGGAGAACCTTCGATCCCAGATCTCTCCAAAACTCCTCCACCGCGACAACCGCCTCCATCTGGCTTCGAGGTGTGGGAGTAACAAGGCACGCAGCCCCATGAAACAAGTTGGCCCGGGAAGAAAGCACTCCCGTCTTCTCCCCGCCAGCCATGGGGTGGCTGCCAACAAAAAAAGCACCCACATTTTGGATCATGGATTCAAGATCCTCCACCACTGAACTCTTCACGCTTCCCACATCCGTGACAATGCACCCTTTTTTTAAAGAAGGGAGTAGACGGACCGCAACTTCTTTCATTTGCCCGATGGGAGTGCAAAGCACCACCAGATCGGCATCCTGGACCGCTCGCGATATTTCACGCGTTGCGTGATCCACCGCCCCCACCCTCTCACAATCGGCGATACTATGGGTTTGGCGGACATACCCTTCCACCCGGTCAGCCAGTTTTCGCTCTTTGATGGCCAGTCCGAGGGATCCACCCAATAAACCAACGCCCACGATTGTTACTTTTTTCCAGTGCACGCCGAAGAATAATCGTGCCCAAGCCGCAAGGAAAGGTGGAACTTCCATAGAGGCCGCAACCGAAAAAACTTAAAAACAAGGCTTGCAAAGTAATTAAAGGGATTATAGGCTCTTGACTCTTTTTGAGAGACGCCGGAAATGGCGGGCGGTGGTGAGTAATATGTTTAAACGGTTCACCGCCAAATATTTAGGATAAATTATGTCAGTCAAAATTCGCATGAAGCGCGTCGGCGCCCGAAACACCCCGGTGTTTCGTATTGTTGTCGCCGACGGGCGCAGTCCTCGTGATGGTAAATTCATCGAGGAAATCGGCACTTATCAACCTTTAAAGAAGGATGATAACTTTGTTTTGGATCTCGAACGAGCCACCTATTGGGTCAGCAAAGGTGCTCAACCGAGCGATACCGTGGCCGCTTTCATCCGCAAGGCAAAGAAAGCCGCTGCCGCCGTTCCCGCCTGATCGGCGGGAAACCTGAACAACCAGAAGGAATATGCAAGCCTTCTTGGAATACGTGGTCAAGGGGTTGGTGAGCAACCCTCAGGAAGTCGCCATCCAACCAGTGGTTCGCGACAATTCCACCATTTATGAATTGCGTCTGAACCCGGGTGACGTTGGCAAGGTGATTGGACGTCAGGGTATGACGATCAACGCCATACGATCATTACTCCAAGCTGGCAGTGCCAAAAAGGGTCTTCGCGCCAGCCTTGAAATTGTTGAGGACGATCGCTCGTAGTCGTAGTAATGTAGCAAAAGATTTTGCCGGGTGAGTTTATGGCCGAAAACGACATCGATAATCGGGAAACCGTGGTGTCATCCGGCCTGAGGATCGATGTCCTCACGCTGTTTCCGGGAATGTTTAACGGTCCATTGGACGAAAGCATTGTCCAGAGGGCACGACTGAACGGGCAGTTGCAGTTGAGTGTGCGCAATTTGCGTGATTTCACGCATGACCGCCATAAAACGGTGGACGACAGACCCTTTGGCGGCGGTCCGGGTATGTTATTGAAACCCGAGCCGATATTTGAGGCAGTGGAAAGTCTTGTAACCGATGGTTGCAAGGTCATACTGACCTCCCCCGCGGGTCGGAAATTTGATCAGTCCCTGGCGCGTGAGTTGGCGCAGGAAAAACACCTGATACTGGTGTGCGGCAGTTACGAGGGATTCGACGAGAGAATCCGCGAGGAACTGGCCGATGATGAAGTATCCATTGGTGATTATGTTCTCACCAACGGGGCGCTGCCCGCGATGGTAATCATCGATTCAGTGACACGGTTGTTGCCTGGTGTGCTGGGTGATGACCAAAGCTCCATGGACGAGTCGTTCACGGAGAATTTGCTGGAATATCCGCATTATACACGGCCTGCGGAATTCCGGGGAATGAAAGTTCCGGATGTGTTGCTCTCGGGCAATCACGCCGAGATTGCCAAGTGGCGCGCGGAGCAGGCAGTGCTTCGAACCCAGGCAAGACGACCGGATCTGATTAAGAAGTGCAAAGAATGAGATTTTAAGAAAGTCTCCCGGTGATGGGATGACAAAGAAAAATTTATGAACCAAGCAATCCTGGATAAAATTGAATCGGAACAGTATCGGAAAAATGTCGTCAAGTTCAACGTGGGTGACTCCGTCAAGGTTCACACCAAGGTCGTTGAAGGTGACAAGGAACGAATCCAGATTTTCGCAGGCGTCGTCATTGGCCGCCGCGGACATGGATTAAACCAGACCTTTACCGTCCGCCGTATCAGCTATGGCGAAGGCGTCGAACGCGTGTTCCCCACCCATTCTCCCCGCGTGGACAAAGTGGAAGTTGAGCGCGAAGGCTCCGTGCGCCGCGCCAAGCTCACCTATCTCCGCAAACGCCTCGGCAAAGGCGCGACATTGGTGAAGGAAAAAGAAACCACCGCTGCCACCCTTGCAGCCAAAGCCTCGGCAAAATCTGCAAAGAAAGCCGCTGCGAAGGTCGAAGCCAAAGCCGCTGCCGACGCCAAGATCGAAGCCGCCGCCGCCACTGCAGCCCCTGCCACGACCTGATCGGGGCGCCCATCCATTTCAAACGCGAAAAGCGGGACATTTATTTGTCCCGCTTTTCTTCATTCCCGGCCCGCCGAACGACGCCGAAAACTGCCCGATGCACAACCTTTTTTGTCGTGATCAATGCTACCAATGGATTGATGGATCCACTTTGCCCCCCAAAACTCGTTTCTCTTCTTGATTTCCAGCTTTTGGAGGACGATTCTACTCGAATAACTAATAACCTTATTTAAAGAACGAACATGGCCTACAAAGACATCACTCCTCCTGCTGGTGGCAAAATCTCCATCGAAAACGGCAAGCTCAACGTGCCGGAAAACCCCGTCATCCCTTTCATCCGTGGCGATGGCACTGGTGCCGATATCTGGCACGCCAGCCAGTTGGTGTTTGATGCCGCTGTTCAAAAAGCTTACGGAGGCAGCCGCAAGGTTTCCTGGTTCGAGGTGTTCGCCGGAGAAACAGCAAAGAACAAATTCGACAATTGGCTGCCCGATGACACTGTCGAAGCCTTCAAGGATTATCTCGTCGGTATCAAAGGCCCCCTCACCACACCCGTTGGCGGCGGCATCCGTTCGCTCAATGTGGCCCTGCGCCAAATGTTGGATTTGTATGTCTGCCTGCGCCCCGTGCAATATTTCACAGGTGTCCCCTCCCCGGTGAAACATCCGGAGAAGGTGGATATGGTCATCTTCCGCGAGAACACCGAAGACATTTATGCCGGAATCGAGTATGCCGGAGGTTCTCCCGAGGCCCAGAAATTTCTGGATTTTCTTGAACAGAATTTCCCGAAGGATTTCAAGAAGATCCGTTTCGGCACCCAGCAATCCATTTCTGATTACATGAAACTGGCCGCTCCGGGACATGAGGTGGGCAACATCCCGGTTCAGGTCGGCATCGGCATCAAAGCCGTGTCCAATACGGGCACCATACGTCTGATGAAATCCGCAGTGGAATACGCCATTCGTGAAAAACGTAAAAGCGTCACCATTGTCCACAAGGGGAACATCATGAAATTCACTGAAGGTGGTTTCCGCGACTGGGGTTATGCAGCGGCTGAACGCATCTTTGGTGACAAGGTTTATACCTGGGCAAAATGGGAACGCACCAAGAAAGAAAAAGGTGAGGCTGCCGCCAACGACGAACAGAAAGCCGCACTGGCGGGTGGTGCCGTGCTCATTAAGGACGCCATCGCCGATATCGCACTCCAACAAGTGCTCACCCGCCCTGAGGATTTCGCTGTG